ACATGAGGCGTGTATTCCAATCAACAGAATCCATGAAACGATTCATGTGGATGTCATAAGCACGACATTGGATAAAGATAGATTCAGCAAGACCTTGGATTTCGTGCCAAATACCAGATCCCGTGGAATCGCACATTGGGGCAATGATGTCATCCCATCCATCTCCACCCTTTTCAACCCAATCTTTGCGATAATAAAGGAATCCTGTCTGGTCGCGGTATTCCTCCTCGCTCAGATCCTTGCGTCCGTTTTCTTTGTAACCAAGGACAAGACCTCCATAATTTTGGAGTAGGAGCATCTTGGAAATGCTTCCGTTAAACTCCATGATATAAAGCTCATACAATTCAATGCGTAGAGTATAAAGACGTGAAAGGTTTAAGTTGCCACTAGCAACATCACGCAACCATTCCGTATTGGTATAAGTATTGCGGTAGTTGGTAGTGAACATTCGCAAGGCATCAACGCAAGCCCAGAAGTTCCAACCCATTTCGGTAGCATACGCTCTTGCCTTTTCTGGATCTTCTTCACCGCCAGTAATCTTCAACCAAAACTCAAGCGGAGTATAAGAACGTTTAATGCAAAGCTCTCCAAGGTTTGTAAGATCGGCAAAAGTCTTGTCTGGTATAAGAACATTGGAATTATGGAAGCTCTTGGTAGGCCATCCGTCACGATCCTCGGCAATTTCAAATCCCTTTCCATACAGGGTCATCTCCTCAACATCTAGTTCAACATTGTAGTTGTAGCTGTTCCACGCACGAAGCATTCGATCAAATCCAACACCAATAAGATCACTCCATTCCTTTTTCTCGGTAGGATTTCCTAACTTTGTGGTAATGGTTGCGGCAGTATTACGCTCCATCACCATGTCAACAAAGCTGGACTTCTGATTGTCTACAATAAACTTCATCTGACGGAATGGAACATTGCTCATTCCCGAAAGCTGGCGGGACGCAACTTGGCTATAATCAGTAGGGGGGAAACCTTTATAGCACTTATAGATGCGTCCCCATTTGCGCTCACGACCAGCGTTATCTAAACGCAAATTCCAACAAATTGTAAAAGCATCATTGGCAGTCTGGACACGGCTAGTAGGGGCAACGCCATTAGAATTAATGGTATTGAATCCCCAAGAGGAGACTCCTTCACGATTAACAATCTTTTTTGTTTTTGCCATTATCCAAGAGTTTTATTCATTGCCTCACGGCGTTTTTGACAGGAAGGGCAATTCTTTGCCCTCTTCTCCAATTGAGCATTAATGCCAAATGTAGAAGCTACCTTATCACCAAGATGTGCAAATTTGTGGATTACATTGGCAACGGCATCACCAGCTTCTTGCCAGCAATATTGCCCCGGAATCCTTTGACAAATTTGTTGCTCAATAAGGTATTCTAAATTTTCGGGAATGGCGACATTTTTATTTGCCATGTCAGATTTCACTTTTTGGAGAAATTGTTTTCCAAATGTGAGATCCATTCCATTAACACGATAAGTATTACCTTGATCGTCGCTATATTGATACCAAAGTCCAGTTGGGATAGGGCCGTTGCGATCTTTTAATCTCATGGTTGAACCTCTTTCTTGCCTTTCTTATATAAACTTGTCAATATTTTTATACATGGAATACAACGGATTGAGTCTGCAACCACCACAGGACACAACATATGGGCTTTCTTTTTTGGAAAGTGTTCCACAATTTATTCGTGAATTAACGGCATATCGTTTGACCCGTGGAGAGTTTGGTAGGAGAGAAAGAATCAAAAGGAAAATCAAATTAGAGGATTGTGACTTAAAAAATCCTGCACAACACATGGTTAATTGTTTCCAATTGATTTATGGCAATGATGTTTTACTCCATTCCCAAGGAATACCAAACAATTATGCCCTAGACATAATAGACTTGTTCTGCAACGAGAACGATTGGGGTATTGCAGGGTGCGCTAGTAGTGGAAAAACCTTTTCGGTTGCGGCTTGTATCGTGATTGATTGGCTGTGCGCCCCAGATTGTACTTCAACTTACGTTGCTTCTACCTCTTTGGATGCTTCTGAAGACCGATTGTGGGGTAAGGTATGTACCCTTTATCGTATCGCAATGCGTAATTTACAGGCTAAATACGGCAAAGATACTTCTATTGGAAACCTTGTAGAGTACCGCAGGATGATTGTTTTTGAGTCAATTGATACCCGTGATGCTGAAAGAGACTACACAAATGCTATAAAAGCCTTGGCTTTTCCCCGTGGAGGCGAGGGCAAGCGGTCAGTAGAGAACACAAGGGGTCGTAAGAACGCTAGGATGCGTCTATTTCTTGATGAGTTGGCTGAAATGGATCTGTATGCCCTTGATACTCGCGTGAACCTTGGAGCCAATCCTGACTTCATATTTGGAGGTATGGCAAATCCTTCCAATACTTCCAACAATCCCCATACAGAGTTGTGCCAGCCAGACGATCCTATGGAATGGGATGCTGTAAACCGATATACCCATAAATGGAAAACCCGAACAGGGGTTGCCTTACACCTTTCTGGAGAAGAAAGCCCTAATTTTAAGTTACCAGATGCCGAAATACCTCCATTTGATAGGTTTCTTACAATCCAAGGAGAGGCGGCTACCCTAAAGCGGTGTTATGGCAATAAGAATGCCCTAGAATACTGGCGAAATGTGTATGGTTGGTGGCCCGATTCCTCTGTAGAACTCACAATTTTCTCAAAACAGTTCATCCAAGCCTGTGATATTGCTTGGGAACCTACTTGGAGCGATAGAACCAAGGTTGTTTGCGGCTTTGACCCTGCTTTTACTGCTGGTGGAGATAGATGTGCCGCTACATTTTGCCGATATGGGCCGAATGATACTGGTAGAAGGGTTGGTTTTTACCTTGGCACAAGAGAATATAGCTCATCTGTGGGCGATGTTTTTGAAGAAAGCATTGCAATGCAGTTGGTTAAGGATTGTTTAGAGTATGGAGTCCACCCAAGAGACTTTGGATTGGATATATCTGGTGATGGCGGCAAGATGATGAGGGCAATCATCATCGAATGGAGTAAATTCCATCCAGAGGCTATGTTTGTATTCCCTATCTCTTCTATGGGAATGCCGACTGAACGAAAAATCAGCAATATTGATAAACGTACTTGCAAGGAAGCCTATGATCGTTTGGTTACGGAGTACTGGTTTGCAGTCCATACGGCTATGTCAACAAGAAGTTTAGTTGGCATTGATGTGGAAAAACACAGCTTAATGGTAAACGAACTTTGCAGTAGGCTTTATACACATAAGGGCAGGAAGGTTGCCGTTGAAAAGAAGCTGGATATGAAACAGCGTATCAAGAAGTCACCCGATTTGGCTGACTCTTTGACCTATGCCGTTCAGATGCTCCGTAAGGCGGGACTAGAGTTTACTTTTGAGGAAGAAGCCGAATCTTTGGATATTCTAGAGATCCGTGATTGGGAGGAGAAATTGGTTTATGCTGAAAAAGGTGTTGGGAATGAAGTAGAGGATGAACAAGATTGGGGGTATGGCGGTAGCGGTGTTGATCCCGATGGATTTTGATGCTTGACAGATTTTACGACTCATGGCATTTTCATCGCATCTGAATGATTGCGCCATTCTGATCCCATAATTTTCCTCAAAGAAACAAAGGGCCGTCGAGTGGCGCATCACTTGGCGGCCCTTGCCCGTTACAGCAAGTGAGGATGGGCGTGTATTCGTACCACGCGATCCAACAACAACGGCTTTGGAGAATCAAAACTCCTTACCCGATGAGAGAGAAGGGAAACACCCTGCATCTATTTTGGGGTGCAGTAGTTTCTTTTCTTTTCTGACAGGCTTTCCCATATGTCTATGGGGGGATGAGGGGGGGATTTGCTTTACTCTTTTCTGTTTCTTTGCCGCTAAAGATTGACCTGTTAATAAAACACAAGCATACTTTTAACAATATGGCTAGGTTCAGCACACAAGATTTCCGAAACGGTTCAATGATTCCTTCTGTCCTTCACAAAAGGACTGATTCATCTGTTTCTAGCCTTATAAAAAGTACACATTCTGGTATAGCACCAAACCATACCTCTGGTGAGTTATACAAAAGGAAGCCACAATTTGTGATGTGTCCTCCAAAATATCTTTCTACACGCATACCCAACAATGTTTTCATGCGTAGCCAAAAGGTTGATACCGAAAGGGCAATCCGTCAGTATGATAGGATCAAAAGATTGATGACGGCACTCGATGTGGCTGTTTTGGAAATACCTCCAATCAAAGGCGCACAAGATCAACACTATACTGCCAACATTGGAATATCGCTTAATCCTTTTATAGTTCTTGCAAAGATGAGTGCCGCAGGAAGAACTATAGAAGAAGCTCCTGCCAAGAAGTTTTTCGAGAGCAGAGGATATACAGTTGTTCAACCTCCCCATGCTTTTGAAGGAGAGGCTGATCTTAAAAAATGGAAAGATGGTGTTTATTTTGGTGGTCATGGAAAGTTCTCTGATTGGAAAGCCCATGAATGGATTTCCAAAAAAGCAGGGGTTGAGATTATCCCTATCCGTGAAATTTCAGACTCCCTATATCACCTTGACTGTTCTCTTTTTGTGATTGATGAAAAAAACTTCATGGTATGCAGGGGTGGCATGGACAAGGAATCGTTCAAGCGTCTTGAGAAAGTAGCCAACATTATTGAGGTTCCAAATGATGTTATGTCCACGGGTGCTACAAATTGTGTTAAAATTCCCGGTAACAAGAAAATTATCCTTTCTGGCATGTTTTTCCCAGAGGAAAAGAAGTATCAAAAAAGCATGGAATGGATGTTGACCACAATGGATAAACTAGGTTATTCCATTGTTTTCTGTGACATTGATGAAGCAGATAAATCTGGTGCAGACATATCCTGTACAGTCATGCATTTAGATTTCTAAAAATGAAACCTTTCAAAATCATCGGAGGCTTTATAGCCTATCTGATGGGATGTTGCCCTTTTTGCTGGAATGAATTAAGGGCTTGCAATACCCAACCATGCATCGTATGCAACGTAGCGGGTCACTTCCGTCCTCCTCGGATTTGGAATAGATTCATCAAAGCAACAACGTAATCACCAATACTATGCCAACCAAAAAAAGTGGAATCCATATTAAGGAAAGTCACAAAGGTCGCTTTACGGCGATCAAGAAAAAAACAGGAAAAACAACATCCGAGTTAAAACACTCCAAGTCTCCCGCTGTGCGAAAGATGGCAACCTTTGCCGCCAATGCCGCCAAGTGGAAGCACACGGGCCGTAAGAGCAAGTAATGAAATCAGCAACCACAACCCCACCAAAAAATAATGCAAATATTCGCCCTGCTAGAGTCAGCTATGGAGTTCTTAAAAGGATCAAGCCCAAAGCAAAACTCAGACATAAATAAAATGACACCCGAACAAGATGCTTTTGATATTTGGTCAAAAGCTGGATCGGCTGGAATGGAAAAGTACCGCAAAGGAAACGCAGAACATAAAACTGATTTTTGGACTGCTGGTGCAGGATGGTATGCACAGAACCTAAAGGATGAACAGCTTGACTTGATCAGCTATCTTCACCACCTGACTGAGCGAATCAAAACTTGTCAGATGCTTGCCAAGATGATGGCAGATGAAGAGATTTCTTTGAAGGATGCGGCAAAGCTATTGAACAATCTTGTTTCAAGCCTTCCCCCCAAAAAGTCTGGTCATCAATTTCATGATTAATCTTAAACCAATAGTCGGAGCAATTGTTGTTTCTGACTTGCATTGCGGTTCATCTGTTGGGCTTTGGCCCGATGGATTTGAAACCAAAACTGGAAACAAGATAGGGCTTGGTAAAAATCTTCACCAACAATGGCTTTGGCAATGCTGGCAAGATGCAGTTAAAAAAGGGATTAAGCACTTTGGGAAAGATCCATTTGCCCTTCTCCTTAATGGTGATCTCCTAGAGGGAAGGCATCATGGAACAGATCAGATTGTAGCCGCAGATTGTTTGGATCATGCCAATGCCGCAATAGAAGCAATCAGACCCTTAAAAGAAAAGGCCGTAGCTATCTATCTTACGGCAGGAACAGAATGCCACGTTAAGGATTGGGAGAAATACATTTGCGACAAGATTGAGGGCAAATGGTGTGGTGACAAGGGATTGATTGAAATCAATGGAACCTTGATTGATATGGCTCACCATATGCCTACCAGTTCTAGGGCATACCTTGAAGCTGGAGCAATGAGTATAACAATGGGTAATGCCAGACAGAACTATTCTCGCGTAGGGCATAGAGTACCCAAAGTATATTTGAGGGGGCATAGGCACTCTGGAGGCATCTTCAATGATGGCAACGGAATCTTTATGGTAACTCCTGCTTGGCAATTGCTCACACGATATGCTCACAAAGTAGTAGGAGATGCCATTTGT